GCAACCCCGTGATCGACGACGCACCTACCGCCCCGCCTGTCTGGCCGATGATTCTGATCTGCGGCAGCGGCTTCCTGGTAGGAGCCGTCACCGGCACGGTCATCACGTTCAAGCAGTGGACCCGCAAGCGGAAACCTGCCCGTAAGTAGCCTGTAAGTACATCGTTTCGATTTGAAATCAACTTTTTGGAGAATTACTATGAATCTGCTGTATGTGTGCTGGATTTTGTCGGGCATCGTTTCCCTCTTCGTCGGTATCACGGTCGTGATTCTGTTGTTCGGTGCGAACCAGAAGCTCGAAGAGCGGAAGCGTTCCGCCCAGGTTTTGGCCGCTCGTCTGCGTGCCGCTGGCTTGGTGCTGATTCCCGAGTTGCTCGATGACTACGTGGTTGGCGACGTGAAAGACGCCGTGACCCGTATCCACGAGCTTGCTCGTCTCGTCGAGATTGGTGGTGATGACGCCATTATGAAGGAACTCGATGGCACCTTCAACGGTATGCTGGATGCCAAGCTCGCCACGGCCGATGGTCTGGCTGATGTCAAGGCTAAGGTGGTTGCCGCCCAGGCACCAGCAATGCCCCGCTAACTGTCTTTTGCTATCGCCCCTCGCAGCAAATCCTGCGAGGGGCGGTTCCGTTGAGTGCTCCCGCCAACGACGCGAGCCCTCTGCCGAACGATTGGAGATTTATCATGCGTCCGATCCGACGTTTCATCCTGCTTTGCTGCCTCTTCGGGCTGACCGTGGCTCTGACGATGTTGATGGGCTGCGAGCCGAGTGCCCCGGCACCGAAGTCGCCCCCGCGTGAGGAAAGCTGCACACCGCCCGAGGTTCTCGCCTTCTGTGCGACATGGTGCGGTCCCTGCCAGCGGGCACAGCCAACCCTCGCGTGGTTGACAAAACATGGCGTGGAAGTCGTCCACATTGACGTGGATCAGCAACCGGAACTTTGCAAACAGTATGGCGTGACCAGTTACCCCACGTTCTTTGTTGTCATTTGCCACCGTGAGACGTTGCGAACACAGAATGTAAACGACGTGGTTGCCGCCTGCGATTGGTTGAAGGACAAACCCGATGGCACGAGTCACCCCACGCAAGAATTGCCATAACTGCCCCGATACACCGGAACCCGTCAAGGTCGTTCCCTTCCCCCGTGACAATCCAGAGCATGGGGCACAACTCTGGCAGCAAGCCATTTTCACCTGTTCCAGCGTCATCGAGATGCTGTATGGCTATTCCTTGATTGGAGTGGCTGGCGAGAAGATCGAACAGCTTCACCGACTGTCGGAGAGGCTCAACCAAGTAATCCAAAACTGCGAGTCACGTCATGCTGATCCACGTACCCCACAGTCCTGAGTATCCTGTCACGATGCTCATCATCACCGTCAATGAGCAAGAGACGCGGGTCAGCCTTGACGATAGCCATTGGACCTACGAGTTCCAACTGCCGGAAGGCGGGACCGAGGAGCAAGTCGAGGTCTACTCAATTTATCTGGGCGGCAACAATCAACCCGCACTGGGCTGCGGTCCGTGCTGCTTGAAGCGTGCAGTCCCCGCCGTTGAGTCGGCTCCCGTCGTCGTTGAGGCACCAGTCGTAGAGATGGCTCCGGCTGTTGATGCTGCACCGGCGGTTGAGCCGACTCCGGCTAAGGAACCTCATGATGACATCCCTGCCGAGACCGACGCCCCAGCAGCCGTTGCCGCAGATTCCCCTGCCGCCACCAATCCCGCTGCCAAGAAACGAAATCTGAAATAAAGCCGTACATGAGGTCGCCAGGAAGAACGCCAACCCCACAGCTAATCCCTGTCTTACGCGAACCTGAAAAGCGACCTCTTTTATAAGTGACCCACCATGACTGAACTCAGCCTCAATGATATTCTGAAGCTGACTTTCATGGAAGGGGTCCGCAGCCGGACGGTAACGACGTGCTCACGCTGGAGCGAGCATCGCCGTGTGATGGGATCACCCTTCGACGGTCCCTACTCCTTCAAGCATCATCCCTGGTGCCGCGAGATACACGACAGTCAGAGTGCCTTCACAGTGGCCATGAAGGCGGCACAACTCGGCGTCACCGAGACCGGTATTAACCGCGCCTTCTTCACGCTGGATCAGTCCAAGCGAGACGTGCTCTACGTTTTGCCTACGAGTTTGAACGCGAGCGATTTTTCCAAAGCCCGCTTCAGTGGTGCTTTGAATCTCAGTCCGTACTTAAAGAACCTCTTCACGGACACGAACACCGTGGGGCTGAAATCGACCGGCGTCAACTCGCTCTACATTCGCGGATCACGCGGCGACAGCAACTTGAAGTCGATTCCGGTCTCGGAACTGATCCTCGACGAAGTGGATGAGATGGATCAGCGAGCCATTTGGCTTGCCCTAGAACGCTTGTCGGGTCAGATCGAGAAGCATGTCGTCGCCATCAGCACGCCGACGATTCCCAAGTATGGCATTCATAAGCTCTATCTGAGTTCTACACAGGAACACTTTTTCTTCCCATGTCCGCACTGCGGGTGTCAGACGGAACTCATCTGGCCGGACTGTATCGAGATCATCGGCGAGACGGTCCACGATCCACGCTGCAAAGAGTCCTTTCTCAAGTGCAAGGAATGCAAGCACGAACTCGATCACAAGAGCAAGCCCCAATGGTTGTCGAATGCTCAGTGGGTGCAGACCGCCCCCAATGTTGATGCAGCGGATTCGCGTGGCTTTCAAATCAATCAACTGTACTCCAGCACCGTCAGCCCTGGCGAATTAGTCGTCGCCTACCATCGCGGGCTGGGTGATGAAGCCGCCAACAAAGAGTTTCACAACAGCAAGCTCGGCCTGCCTTTCATCGGCACCGGTGCCCAGATCACTGATGACATGATCGACGCTTGCCTACGCGAGCACACCATCCATGAGCCCCGTCCGGCGACGGGCGGCAAGCGAACAATCACGATGGGCGTCGATCAGGGCAAGTGGAATTATGTCTCGGTGGTGGAGTGGTTCGTCGATCAAATGTCCAGCGACATCAACGTCGCCGCCCTGGGCAAGCTCCTCTGGTTCGGCAAGTTCCACGAGGACGACTGGGGCATGCTCAGCGAACTGATGCGGGAATGGCAAATCCTGGCCTGTGTGATCGACGCCGATCCCCAGATCAACGAAGCCCGTCGCTTCGCTCGCAAGTTCCACGGCTATGTGTGGCTTTGCCGTTACCGGCGTGGTCAGACTGGCAAGGAAATTTCCGTCAGTGAGGAAGACAGCGGCTCGCCCATAGCGACCGTGGATCGCACCAACTGGTTGAGTGCCACGCTGGGACGCTTCAAGACGAAGCCACCTCGCATCATTCTTCCGCGTGACCTCACGCTGGAGTACCGCGAACACTTGAAGAGCTTGGTTCGGACCTACGAGAAGGACGACACCGGCAACCCGGTAGCAACTTTCATTGAGACGGGTCCTGACCATTTTGCACACGCCTTAAATTACGCCGAGATCGCACTGCCTTTTGCAGCTTCTATGACTACCGGCCAGGACATCAAGAAATTCCTATGATTGAAACTGCAACGAAGAAATGCACTATTTGCGGCGAGGAAAAACCGCTCTCGCAGTTCGTAAGAAATTACAAAGCAAAGGATGGTCATCTATCGGTTTGCAAGGACTGCCGAAACAAGAAACGCGGACTGAGCCGGACGCCTAAAAGCAATAGGGCTCAGAGGTCAGTAGAGCATCTACGAATCCTTCGTGAGTTGAAAGCTAGCGTGTCTGTCGGAATGAAACCGTGTGCAAACTGCCTAGCAGTTAAACCACTTGACAGTTTTCACGGCCATGCAAATTTTCCGGACGGAAAACAATCATGGTGTGCCAAGTGCATGAAAGCTGACCAAAAGGAAAAGGGTCGTAATCGACGCTATTCGTGGACATATGGTTTGACGGTCGCCGAGTATGATGAAATGTTAGAACATCAAGCCTATGGGTGTGCGATCTGCGGGACAACAGTACCCGGTGGGAAAGGCAACCACTTTAGGGTAGACCATGACCACACAACTGGAACTGTTCGAGGTCTACTTTGCAATTCGTGCAACATGGGCATTGGTCAGTTAGGC